TCCACATTTAATCGACACGCAGCTATGGGGTTTGTGATTGTTCCATCTCAACCCTTTGGGTACAATTATCTTGGTGGTAAGTTCTTAGCACTTCTTTGCTGTTCCCATTTTGCTAGAGAGACTTTGAATAAAGTATTTGAGAAAGATATTGCTTTATTTGAAACAACTTCTCTTTATGGATCTACCACAGATGCATCTCAATATGATGGTCTTAAACCATATATGAGATATAAAGGTCTTACTGAAAGTAAGTTTCTACCACTTTTGCACGATGAAGTTTTTCATAGACTTCATGATAGGTTCACTCTATTGAACAACAATACTCCACTTACAGATAAAAAGGCATCATCCAAAAAGATGAAGAGGCAGACGAAAATGATTTCTATCATAAGAAACTCTCTTCTAGATAAGGATAAACTTGCAGAATTTAATTCTGTTATTGGTACAGCATTTAATCTGACTCAGAAGAAGAGATTCTATATCTCTGATTATGGATATTCGAATGTTCGTGAAGTAATTCTTGGAGAACAGGATGAACTTCTTCGTGGCCCTAACTGGGATAAATTCTACTTAGAAAATATTACTTCTTGGTGGAAAAAGAAAGCAACAAAGAGGTATGAAAAACTCAAGCAAGAAGATAGGTTCAGAACAAAGGTCGAACTCTGGACAGAAGATGACAATATTCAGATTATTCGATGAGTTACGAACTTAAAGATTGGTTGAACTCAATCAACCACACAAAACAAAATTTACTTGAGGAGGATCCTTCTTCTATAAGTAAGTATCCCCCATATATTGTTAACAGATGTTTTTCTGGTCATCTGGATTGTATAATGTATGCAAATGAAATGAATATGAATCATAGTCTGAGTAAGGATATGCAATATTCATTTTATCTAAATAGTCTGAGGAAGCGGAAGAGATTTTCTCCCTGGCTCCAAAAGGATAAGGTCAAAGATTTAGAGTGCATAAAAAAATACTATGGATATAGTAATGATAAAGCATTACAGGCCTTGAAAATTCTAAATAAACAACAAATTGATTTTATCAAACAACGACTTGACACAGGCGGAAAAAAATGACTAATCAAACAATAGAACCACAAGTAGACTGGTCTTCGAATATGATGGTGGAAGTTGTTCTAAATGAACCAGATGACTTTCTTAAAGTACGCGAAACTTTGACTCGTATTGGAGTTGCATCTAGAAAGGAGAAAAAACTCTATCAGAGTTGCCACATTCTTCACAAACAAGGACGTTATTATATTGTCCACTTTAAAGAACTCTTTGCACTTGATGGTAAACATGCAAATCTGAGTGTAAATGATGTTCAGCGTCGCAATCGCATTATTCGTCTTCTTGTCGATTGGGGACTTATTTCTCTGGTTGATGAGGAATCGGCCACTGACATTGCCCCACTGAACCAGATTAAAGTTCTTGCTTATAAGGATAAGAATGATTGGATTCTTGAGCAGAAGTATAATATTGGAAAAAAGGGTAAGACTCAAGAAGGTGGATGAAAACAATTGAACGCCATCGTTATAGAGACAAGCAGATATTTCAAACCAGAACACTAACCTTTGAACCTTATCCCATGACTGAGATTGAATCAGTCATGGGATTGATTCGTGATAACCTATCACCAGATTTACTGAAAGGTCGCAAATCTTTGATGTATCCTGATGATGTTTTGACTAACAAATATTACGGTCATTGCTATCATTGTTCTCAGGCCTTGCATTATCTCATGGATACTGATATACTTTATCCCATGAGTGCAGAGGACTATCGGGGCGAAAAGCACTGGTGGTTATCTGACGGTGACACCAACTATGATGTCACTGCTGATCAATACTATTCTGTTGGTCAGACTCCTCCACACCTTGACGGAAAGAAAACCGCATGGTATGGTTGGAAACAGCGTCCACAACAGGTTTCTTTGAATCTTGTGGTTCGCGTTCTCGGAAACAGACTGGCTCTTGACAAGATCACAGACCAGTCTGTATAATGAGATTATGAGTTCACCCTCGTTAAAAGGTATTGTTTTTGATTTTGACTTATGACTACTAACGTTCAAGTCGCTCGTAATTTGGGCGCAACTTTTGCTTCTGACTTGGTAAAGCAAGCAAAGTTTAACAATCTGCGAAACGTCATTCGAGACTACATTGACTCCGCAAAAATTATGTACCCCATAGGATTTGAGTCCTGTGCGATTGGTATTCAAGAATTTTACAATCTTATTGACGAACAAAAAACTAAGAAAGCAACTTATACTGTTCGTGTTCCTATCTCTATGATTCGTTATCTTCTGGGACAAATCCGTAATGTTCGTCCAGAATTTTGTCTTCAAAACTTTCAAACTTTCAATCACTCTGTAGATTTTACAGAGTCTGAAATTGGAGTTGCGTTTTTCAATCCCTCCGAAAACTGCTTTGATATTGTCAAGAAACAGCACACTATTGCACAAATTGCAGCAATTGCTGAAGAAAAAAGTGATGATGTTGAAGTAATTCTCCGTGTAGTAAATTTTAGGGACGATGTTTCTCAAGAAGAAATTGTACAGGAAGCATCTAAACTTTTTTACCGCGAAGTAAAGGGCATCAACGATACAAAAGAATGGGAAAAACTCTATCACCAGGTTCAGTGTGGTGAAGAAGAAGCAATCACGGTTATGAACTTCTACAAGTCAATTCCTGGACTGACTTGGCAACCAGTTGACTTTCCATTTCCTCTGGTTCAACAGGCACAATACTGCTGCACTAAGGTTTCTCAGTTCTCAAAACTCATCAAGTACGCGATTAACGACGATTCTCTTGAAGAACTGCGTCAGATGATCATCACTCTTTGCCAAACTGTTGATTGGGACAGAGAGAAACCCAACAAAGAGATTTCTGTATATCTTCTACGAGCTTTCTACAATTTTGAAAAGAGACTTCATCCTCTTATTGATGATGCTATGTGTGGAATGGGATATCATTTCAGCATCACTGAGCACATCGAAAGTTTCTTCGACAAGAAACCAATTAATATGTATTTGGGCAGCACAAGCACTGACAAGAAACCTTGGCAGCACCTTGTAAAGGTTGCTGATCGTGCAAACGAAGCCTTGATTGAGAGTGGTCAACGCGATTCTCCATTCTTTTCTCTTCAGAGTTCTAAATTTGTCGATGCTGTATATGCCTTGGCAAACCCAACCATGGGTAAGACCAAAACCGAGTCTGTTGACAGAGAGACTATTGAGAAGTACATCAAACAGCATGTACGCAATTTCAACTGATAAATAGAACTGAGACCTTTCGTGCGGTCTCTACAAAAGTCGGAACACCCTATAAAGAGGTTCGGTTTTACCGATACCTCTTTTTTTCGTATCTTGTATAATTAGTAGTGGATGCCGTAAGGATCCACAAAACACAAACTCGCTTTTAAAGGAGCTACAATAATGACTAACCTCACAAGGTATACTGCTGCGGATCTTCCTACCCTGTTAGATAAGATTTCAAAAAACAGTATTGGTATGAATGAGTACCTAAATAGAGTGTTCGACTTGCATGAGACAACATCGAACTATCCCCCCTACAATATAGTTCAGGTCAGCAATGTAGAATCCCGACTTGAACTTGCTCTTGCAGGATTTCGGAAGGCAGAAGTCAATGTCTACACACAAGATGGTAAACTCTTTATTGAAGGTCAGAAAGAAGATAAAGAAACGGAAACTAACTACCTGCACAAAGGTTTGGCTCAACGGTCGTTTACACGTGCCTGGACTCTCAGTGACGACACGGAAGTTAGATCAGTTACTTTTGAAGATGGGTTACTAAGTATTGTTCTTGGTAAGATTGTTCCTGAACATCATAATCGTAAGGATTATCTATAAATACAACTGAATATCGTCGGCGCGGGAAGTCCCTGGCAAAATCCAGGTTGACTTCCCCTTTTTTTATGGTAGAATACTTGGAGGTAAGGACTGAACATGACCATTAAATTATTGCTTATGAAGTCTGGTGAGGACATCATTGCAGATATAACAGAAATGACTGTTGGTGAAGAAGAAGAACGGAGAGTTGTTGGATACTTTCTAAATAAACCTTGCATCGTTAAGATGCGTTATCCAGAATTGCTACAAGAGCAATCTGAAGGTAACAACAAAAAAGCAGGATATGAGGTTTCTTTATTTCCTTGGATGCCCTTGGCAGTAGAAGAAACAATCCCTGTGGTTGCTGATTGGGTGGTAACAATGGTTGATCCTGTTATCAAACTAAAGCAAATGTATGTCACTGATGTTGTAAATTACAAGAAAGATGGAACAAGAGAAAATAATCAAACTGATAGTTCTGACAAGCCACTTAAAGTTAATCTCGCAGGTTGAGCAAGTCGGTGCTGATATCGGTGAACCAGATTGCAAACTGACCAAGCCATACGAGGTGGTTCTGCAAGAAGATGGTAAACTATTCTTGCGCCGCTGGTTAGATGGATTCGCATCTGACGACGTTTTTATGATGAGTTCTGATAAGATTCTGACTCTTACTGAACCCACAATGCAAATTCTTGATAGTTACAAAGGTCTTGTTTAATGCGCTTCTACACTAATGTTCAATTGATCGGGAATCAAGTTTTGGTTCGTGGCGTTGACAATGGGAAGAGATATGAACATCGTGATGAATTTCTTCCCACTCTTTTTATTAAATCCAAGAAAGATTCCAAGTATAAAACATTAAGTGGAGAACCAGTAGAACCTATCAAACCAGGCAGTGTTCGTGACTGCCGCGAGTTCTATAAAAAGTATGATGAAGTTGATGGGTTTGAGATCTATGGAAACGATCGATACATCTATCAATACATTTCAGAAAAGTATCCAGAGGATGAAATCAAGTTTGACATCAGTCAAATCAAGCTTGTCACTCTGGATATTGAGGTTTCATCTGAGCAAGGATTCCCCGATGTAGAATCTGCATCGGAAGAGATTCTTGCGATCACTATTCAGGATTACAATACCAAGAAGATTACAACTTGGGGAGTCAAACCTTTTGTTAACAAGCAGCAAAATGTTACCTATCATCACTGCCCCAGTGAGTATGAACTTCTAAATCACTTCATCAATTACTGGATGGTTGATGTTCCTGATGTGGTGACTGGTTGGAACATTCAACTGTATGATATCCCATACATCTGTAAGCGCCTCAACAGGGTGCTTGGGGAGAAACTGATGAAGAGATTCTCCAACTGGGGTCTTGTAACTGAGGGTGAGATTTTTGTTCAGGGAAGAAAGCAGACTACCTTTGATGTTGGTGGTCTAACTCAACTTGATTATCTTGACTTATATAAAAAGTTTACATATAAGGCACAGGAATCATACCGTCTGGACTACATAGCTGAGGTGGAACTTGGTCAGAAGAAACTGGACCACTCTGAGTTTGACACCTTTAAAGATTTCTATACTCATGGTTGGCAGAAATTCATTGAGTATAACATTGTTGACGTGGAACTTGTTGACCGATTGGAAGACAAGATGAAACTGATTGAACTGGCATTGACCATGGCATATGATGCTAAGGTCAATTATGCTGATGTGTTCTATCAGGTCCGCATGTGGGATAACATTATCTATAATTATCTCAAGAAAAGTAACATTGTTATCCCACCAAAGATTAAAGCATCGAAAAACGAAAAATATGCTGGGGCATATGTCAAGGAACCGATTCCTGGAAAGTATGACTGGGTTGTGTCTTTTG